CTTTCGCTTCAGTGTGTCTTCAATTGTTACCAGTAAACTTTTGCAGCTTGGGCATCTTCCTTTAGATAGAATAACTTCCCAGCTACCATCTCCTGTTTCAAACATATTGTCCTCCATATAAAAGAGGCAGACCCTTGGAGTAGATCTGCCTCAGTATGATGAGTAAGAAGAACCACCAACCTCATCACTTATTAGAACGGTACATCATCTCCATCTAGGATCTTGACAAGCGGATCTTCTTTCGGCTGCGCTGCACCATTTGTTTTCTCCGATAGTTCAAAGGACATGTAGGCAGATCCGTCCTTTGTTCTACGCCATGCGGCTATGCGTAAGTTGTCTTGGTAAGGGCCAGTGTAGTCTGGCTTGTTCTGGTTGTCGCCCTTATCGTTCTCGAATAATGCACCAACCTTTTGGTATAGGTCAATACGCGGCGTGCCATCTTTTGATGTGGTCTTGACAAGAACGAGTTCTTCATTGCTGCCGTTGTTATCTACCCTGCCTTGCAGAATCATAGCCATTTCTGGGAATGGTTTAAAGGCTGCGCCTTTGTTAGTATTATCGTAATCGCTCATAGAAGCCTCCTGAGTGGGGTTAAATTATTTGGGTAGGTGAGTAGCTATGAGGGGCTTACCACCCCTCACCGCCTTTTTTAGAGCTGTCTGCGGCATATTTATTACCGTCCATCTCCCCAAGGAATACATCTGCGTTGAATCCTAGGTGTGACAGAGCCTTGGTAAGACCGTCAGTGATTGCCATCTTGGGTGCATCTTCTGCCATGCGACCCTTGGCTGCATCGAAGAACTTGCGGCAACCAGAGAAGGGGCCGAAGCAATACTCATCAGAGCCAACCCAGATGGTAACATCGGCAATGACTGCTGTGTCTCCATTGGATACATCGATGAAGCGTGTGTTGTTCTTCCATCCCCAACCAGTACCCACTGGGCCGAACTGTTCTGTGGCGCAGCGTACCTGATACTGAGGATCGATAGCGGTGAATGAACGTGATCCGAATGATACCTTCTTGAGATACTTTGGATCTGATTTAGATACTGTATTCCATAGCTTTAGATTGTCAGACATTCTGGTTCTCCTTAACTGTGACACGAAGTGAGCCGCGCTTGTCGCGCTTGATAGAGAGAAGGTCACAGTATACTTCCCTCTCATCATCGCCTACCATTGCCTTGAGATCAGACTTGGCAGACTCGAATAGTTTTGCATTGGTTTCATGCTGTATGTAGTCATGGCAGCGTGAAATAAACTCGTTGTCAGATGATGCATCCCTGCGTACCAGACCATCGACTTTGATTTTGTCAATGCTTACTGGCTCCGCAAGGTTATCACCGAAAGGGCGCATATCATCTTTCACACACTTCCAAAACTCAACAAGCATGACTTGCATCTTCTTGATGTAGTCCCAGTCTTTTTGTACATAGACTGATTCCCATCTGCGATTGCCAAATATTACAGATAGATAGCAGCCCTTTGCTTGATGTACCCACATGTAAAATTGCATCTGAGGCATGTACATCTTGAGGCAACCTTCCATTGTGTTGCGTTCATAGGTATGTTTGCACTCAATAATTTCATCGGTAAACTCTCTGTTTACCATTATGTGACCATCAACACTGCCCTTTAGTGGCACACCTTCCCAATTCATTTCTTTTGCAAGGCCATTGCCGACACCCTTATGACCTGCAGCAATGGTCTCACAGCCTTCACTTGTATGCTGTTTGTTGAACCATTCTTTATTGAAACGTTCTGTGGTTATGCCTAGCTGCACAGCCAGTACATTGGAAAGATCTTCTGGCTCTACACGCCCAGTCTTCTCTTCCCATAGATCGACCCATTGGCCTTCCATAATGCGGCGCATATCTGAGCCGCCGATAAATCCCTTGCGTTCCATTTGGTTCTCCTTTGTTTCTTTATACTGCAACTACGCAGTATGGTCAAGGGTTAATAGTTGTTTTTCAAATGCTTCTAATAGTTTGTACCTAGTCTTGAGTTTGTATTCGATGTGCTTATGAAACTCTGCATAGGCAGGCCAGAAGGTTGTGGTCTTGGATACATTGTCAATAGCCCTGATAACTATGTCGGCAGGGAATGACACAAGCTGAGATGTAATTGCTTTTATCCTGATCTTATGATCGGAAGACGACTCACCTGTTGGCTTCACCACCAGCGCAGCCAACACGGTGAGGCGTTGCGCGATCTCTTCTGCTGGCAGTGGGGTGAGCGACTGCTTGATCTTCTTGATAGCTTGGATGCACTTGTCCTTGTCTTCACAGCGGATCTTGTACCCTTGTAGCTGTATGTCTACAGTCTCGTCTTTGAGATAGCGTGTGCGCTGGATAGGCTCGACTCTAAAGCCCGTCAATAATTCCAGCGAAGTAATCAGCCTTTTGTCTACCGCCAGTGGATCGGTTGCCGATACCAGTAGTGCTATTGCTTGCTCTTGCTCGGCTATACTTAACTGAATTTCTACACCAGTTCCTATAAGCTTTGTCGATGCTGGCAAAGACGTTGCCCTTGGACTGATGGTAATCGCAGAAGCTAGGGGTTTCATACTCATGGTCAAGGTTCTCCTTCAGTGATTCATTTATAGATTCAATCAACTCATTAGATGGTTTCCAATTCTCAGGCACCCCCCCTCTTTTCTTAGTTGATAGTTTCTTTGATAGGTTAGGGTCTCTGTCTGAGACTACCTCGTCTCTGTGTGAGACTATCTCTCTAAGAGACAAAAGGGTATAGAGCGTAGACTTTTGTGAGTTGCCTTTGTTTCTGTGTATGATTCCTGATTGCTCAAGATCATTTAGTTTTCTAGCTACAGTTGCCCTGCTCATACCTGTGCGCTGCACTAGCCTGTCTATGCTAGGCCAGCACTGTAGTCTATCTTCATCAGCATGATCTGCAAGCACGACAAGCAGCCACTTGGCTAATGGATCTGGTATGTCTGCTTGTATAGCCTTTGCCATTGCAACAAATGCCATGTGGTTCTCCTTATTTTTTAATGAGTGGTGCTATCCTTTCTTCAAAGAAATCACCATCAAATATGACTAGGGTTTTTGGAGTGCCGTGTCTCCGCTTATATAGGGCTGCGTCACGGCCCTCCATTATTGTGAAGGGATTGGGAAAGTTTGACTTGTCACGATACTTGACCTCGACTACCAGTCGTTCTCCCCCGAACTCCCAGATGATGTCGCCTCGATACTCGCCTCCCAAGCTGCCCGAGAGGGGCTGGCGTTTCGCTTGGAAGCCGAGCTTCTTGAGCCAGTCAACGAACCACTTCTCGTGGTAATTTCCTTTGTTACGATTTTTGTTTGCCATGTTTCCCTCTCATAGCAATCGACACAGATTATATAATGCGCCACTGGTTCTATAGATGCAAGCACTGCAACAAAGTATGGTGTACTAACTGCACATGCTTCGCATGTTTGTGGTCTGCCAGACCTATCGCTTAGAATTTTTCTTCGTGATCTTGATCTGACAGCCAAGTGCATCCAGCCAGCATGAAAAGAGAAACCCGCTTGGCACTCTCTTGTACTGTTCCCATTTGTGAATTAAAGATTTAGCACAGCCAATGCGATGAGCCAGTTCTTCTTGGCTTATCTTTTGACTGTTGCGTTCTTGTACAAGCTGATAGATTATCATCTCGTAAGTGTCAGGAACAGGCGTTTCTTTCTTGAAGTGCTGAAAGTTTTTCAATAGCCTTTTCCACTTTGCAAGCTGTGCTGTGTCTCAAATTTCTACCCATCTTTGCGCGATAAAAAGTTGAGTCGGGAACACCAGCATATACAAAGGCTTTCTTTAGATCGACCTTTGCAGATGCTGATTGTTCTCTCAATGTATCCATGTAACTAAGCATGGTCACATAATCTGCACAGATGCAGTGGTTGTCAACAGGTTAATTGTCTGTTGAGTGTAGGCCAAGAGTGCTAAGACCAATGACATCAGTTGGCTTTGAATAGTAAACGCCAACGTCATCATCAATAACATCATCTGCAAATGCATCGGCTGGTATTAGTTCACCAGCTTTGCGGCACTGTTCTTTCATGCGTTCACGTTCTTGCCTATCGTATGATTCAACAGCAGCAGAGGTTGCGTGCCTAATGTACTCATACTTTTTGCCGTTGACATACTTGATGCTCTTAATCCCTTGCATCGATAAACTCCTTGCCCTTATCTGTTATCTTCCAGACGACTTCGTTTCTGTTGCGTGAGTTCTTAACACGCTTGCCTGAGTCTTCAACCATTCCAATGCGTACAAGCTCAGTGATCCTTGGCTTAATAGAGTACAACCACTCACCTGTTCGTTTAGTTATTTCTTCACCTGTTGATCCAAACCTACCATTGATTGTATCACTTGATAAGTATAGATCTCTTAGCACAGCAAGCCGCAGCCCTGTTACGCGAGGCGCAATAGACTCAGCAGCTGCTACCTCTGTGTCTACTGCGTTCTTGTGGTGCATTGTGTTTAATTGCACATCAAATAGATCTTTCATTTTGGTTCTCCTCTTGGCTCCCCACTAAATAAGGTAACCTTGCCATCGTTCCAACAGTACACCGCCCCGTCGGTTTCAATCCAAACTTTAGCCCCGCACGATAGCGGTTTATCTGGTGAATAGATAACTTCACAAGCATCAGCAATATGCACCTTATGAGCGTACTTGTTATGCTTACTAGTTTTAATTGTAATTACTGGTTTGTTTTCATTATTACGCGCATTAGAACGGATTACATGTTGGTTTATGTGGATTCGCTTTTTCATAATTAATCCCAATCCTTTCTGCTTTCCTCATTATTGTAGCCGCGTGTATAGTCTACAATCTCTTGAGGTGTGAGAGATTCTATTGTTACTCGCTTGCCATCTGCAAACATGTGAGGATTCCAAGGCCGATTGTAGTAGGCATCGGCTGATCCTCTGTCCTCTGCCGTGTCTGTCTTAGTATGGGATTGAGTCATCGATATCCTCCGGTGGGTGTGCATCTTCCCAAGCTTTGGTTGCAACCTTGATAAATTTATCCCGATTAAATTTCGGATTGGTTGCAGCTAGTTCATCTGCCAATGTGAGAATGTAGGTAGGCCAAGGATATGTTGGCGCAATATTCCTAGCGATAAATTCAAAGTGACGCTGTTGCATGAGTGCCATGTTAAACTCCCTTCAGTACAGTTGCCCAAGCTGCAGAGATATGTTGCTCTGCTGTTGGGTGTTGGTAAATATAATCTTGAACGACTAACTCGATTGTTGAGATAGCTTGCACCCAATCCATATCTAATTGTGGCTTGGCTGTTTCGCTATCAAACTCAAACACATTGATACCTTCAGACATTACTTGATCTCCTTGAGTGGTCTGTAGTTAGAGTCTTCGGTTGCATCACGTTCAAGCACCTCGTCATAGGTGTCTCTGACTTTATCCAATGCCCACTTAGCTTGTTGGATTGTAGACTTGAACTCTGATCCCTCATCGTGAGCGCGATCATAGATTGCATTAACTAGGCGTGATGCTTCTGTTACCTGATTGATGAATGATATTTTCATTACGCGGTCTCCTTGAAAAAGAATTGTGTGATGTCTTGAACGTCACCAAATGCTTTGTAAAACATTTGCAGCATGAATCTGTCACCGATAAACACGATGTCATTTCTTAGCTGTTCGATTGTAGTTTTGGGTGAGATGCTCTCGCCTTCCTCATCAGTGCCAAGGATCAATGCATCTCCGGCTAATGCCTGCGTGTAATTCCTATGCACCCAGAAGCTTTGTTTCTCTCGGTATAATCCTTCGTCATCTACATAGGCAACGTCATGATTTGCATATAGTCTAGCTACATCAAATGCTCTTGCACCATTGAGATGAGGATAGATCTGAGTGTAATCACCATTGTATTCTACCTCAGTGATTGTCTCATTGAAGGCATCGATTTTATATCCAATCATTTTTTGGTTCTCCTTTGATGATGGATTAGCGGCGCAATACTACGCCAGACAGCATCACGAATGATGCAAAGAATAGTAGTGAGACATGAATCCAGATTGCTGATTCAGTCTGTGGATCGAGTGCAGATGCTAGTATTAGCAACATGAATCCGATTCCTAAAAGTAAATTGCCAATCAGTTCGTCCTCCTTACTGCAATGATGCAGTGATTAAATTTTAATTGCAAGTAAATTTTTGCTTAAACAGGATTGATTCCTGTTGATTTAATATCAAACTTTTGATGCGGAAAATTCTGCTCAAGTTTTTTTTGAAGGATTCTTGCGTACCTCCAAGAGCCAATATCATATGCGATTATGTGACCTTTGCACCAAAGCTGAAACATACCCTGTTCCTTCCTGAGTTAAGTGAACGATGACAAAAAAAGGGACAGCTTGCGCTGCCCCTTCGGTGCTATCCTAAGATAGCTTTTGCTGCGGCGAGTACGCCTTGTGAGTTCTTTGCCATCTTAGACTTGGGGCGAGATGACCATACTTCACCAGTGATAGTCTTGTAGACCTCCAAGTCAGCGTCATGGCGCAGTTGCAATTCGTCAAGTTCAAGTTCCATTTTCTGATAGATCTCGACTTTGCGAGCGATGTTGACATCTACAACTTCTGCGCCTTCGCCTTCCATCAGTGAAGCTAATTCAGCTTTGACATCTGACATTTGCTGAAGCTTCCACTGAATCGAATTGTTGCTGGTGTAGCAAGCATCTCGAGCGACTTGGGTTCTGAGATATTCATTGTCATCACCTTTATGAAAGTTTATCACAGCCATCTTCAGATCTGCGAGGGTAGTGGTAGTCTTTGAAGTGTTAGTAGCTTTAGACATTTCTAGTTCTCCTTTGTTGTGGCAGGGGATTCCCTGCTTATGTCCCATCCGAAGCCACTGATGACCAGCCTTTAGGCCGCGATCCATCCCTGCAGGGATGGTGAAGCGTCCAGATCAAGGACAGCCACGGAATAAGAAAGACAACAAGCTAACTCTCTGCCAGCAGGGTGCGGCCTGCTCCTTGATCTGGAGGGGCAACTGTGGCTCGGATAATGGGACTTGCAGGGAATCACCTGTTGCAACAAAGAAAGAGAGAACTAGGAATGGCTGAAGTTGCTAACACGGAAAAGGCTGCCGCTGCCCGAGCAGATCTGAAGGTGGCTGCTTTTAGAGTTTTATAAGGGTGATGACAATGGATATGTCAGGTTCCAAGTGGGTTGAGATGATTGATGCACCAGTGACAAGGCGAGGCTGTGGATGGTTCGGCAAATGTTAGGTGGCAACGATGAGTTAGATTTGCTGGTGGAAGGTGATGGGGCAGATGGGGTAGATGTTGGCATCGTTTGCAATGGCGTGATCTGTCGGACAATGTAACTTGTGCTTGGCGAAGGGTGACTGTGACAGGATGTTGTCTTTGAGTCGGCAAGACTGTCGCTGTTGAAGTGTGGTTATCTTGTGCCAAGGCTGAGATGGTGAAGGTTTTACAAGGCTTGCTTGCAGCACAAATGCTTGATTAGGATGGCACAGAAGGCGCAGTGCAAGCTTTGCCTTGTTGCGGAAGCAGAGAACGATTTGTGAGTTGACAAGGCAGTGCAGAACGAGTGATATTTGGGGGGGAACACAAGGGGGGGCAAGAGAGATTGAGCATGACTGATGTATTGAAGGTGACCGAGAAACAGATGGCTTTGGTGGATACGCTTGTAGCAGAAGGATGTAGCATCACTGAAGCTGCGCGCAAAGCAGGATACTCGGAGGGGAAAAGCGGGAGAGTCACAGCCAGCCGTGCTTTGCGCTTGCCACATGTGCAGTCGTACATGATGACAAGAGTGGGAGAGGTGTTAGGGCTGAACGCTACCACGGCAGCAGCGAAGCTCGTTGGGCTTGCCAAGGGAGCCAAGAGTGAGTACGTGCAGCTAGAAGCGAGCAAGGATATCTTGGACAGAGCTGGCTTCAAGGCTCCCGACAAGCACATGCATTTACATGCAGGAGAGATATCTGTGAAGATTGACTTGAGTTAAGCAGTGTAAACTGCGCGAAGCAGAGCTTCGCAATTATCAGTGGCAATGTAGCTGATCCTAGATCAAGACTACATTGCGCGGTTTTTACAGGGAAGCGTTTCCTGATATAGCGGTGGGGGGGTTAAAAAAGTGCGTTGCGAGGTTGCGAAGGGGTGGGTTACAAACATTATTGGCAAAAAGGTTCGATGACCAGACACGGCGACATGGCTGCAATCTATTCCCTCTAGTCCTTGCGCCTGTCGCCACCTTGAAAATTTTTTAAGAAGGAAAAGTAAAATGGATATAGTAACCAAGGACATCACTGCAGAGAATACGTTCAGTGACATGATCAATGTTATGGGTAACTTTGATCTGAGCATTGCTGGCACGTTTGTTGCCACAGTTACAGTTCAGCGCAGCTTTGATGCTGGTTCTAGCTGGGCTGACGTAGATGACTTTACTGCACCTATTGAGACTGCTGGCTTTGATCCTGTTAGCTGCAACTATCGTGTTGGTGTTAAGACTGGCAACTTTACTAGCGGTACAGTGACTGTTACCATTCGTGAGAATGACATAGGAAGCTAACATGTGTATTTCAGCCCCAAGCTATGCTGCTCCTGTTGCGAAGGATACCTCAAAAGAGCCGATTAAGAGTATGTATGAACTCACTCCCGAGCAGATCGAGGAGAACAAACGCCGCCGCCGGATGAGCAGAAAGCCTCGTTCCCTTCTTAATGACAAGGGTGATGGAGACAACGGTATGGGTGCTGGCACTTCTGTTGGTGGTGGCGACTATGGCAGTGTTGGTGATGCAAGCGGCGGGATGGCGCAAGTGTAATGGCTAAGACACCAGCATGGCAACGCAAAGAAGGCAAGAACCCCAGCGGTGGTCTCAACGCTGCAGGACGCGCATCTTACAAAGGCGGCACCCTCAAAGCCCCAGTGAAGTCAGGGGACAATCCTCGCAGAGCGTCATTCCTTCAACGCATGGGGAATATGAGGGGGCCGGAGAAAGACTCGAAGGGTCGCCCAACCAGACTACTTCTAAGCTTAAAGGCGTGGGGAGCAAGCAGTAAGGCTGATGCCAGACGCAAGGGATCATTAATTAGTAAACGAAACAAAGCAAAGAAAGCGAGTGCGTAATGCCTAATGTAGCAGGAAAGAAATACCCTTACACTAAAGCTGGTATGGCTGCTGCCAAGAAGATGGCAGAAAAGAAAAAGGCTAAAGGCAAAAGCAAAAGTTTAATTAAGAAAGGTTAACCAATGAAAAAAGTTCCTAGAAAAAAAAGTTTATTAAAGAACAAGAGTAATGCAGCAAAGCTTTTTAAAAAGGCTGGTTTGTACGATTTGTTAAGTAGTGATGACCAGAATTTGATTGAAATGCAGATGGGCGATGACACGGCAGATGATTTTATCAGAAACTTTGTCGATCAAAATTATGACGAAAAGATACGCAGTAGGATGGCTATAGAGTTATTTAGAAAACGATTTGGCAAATAATAACTAAAGATTGATAAAAAATATGGTGGAAGAAATTGAAGTATCAGTTTCGTGATGGCACCCCTTACGAGGGGCCAACGATAAAAATGCCTGATGGCAGAGTTTTGTCTGGCGCGACTTACATGCCAGACTCTAGGCGTTTAATACCAGTGGAGATAGAAGATGGCGGTGAACGCAGCGGGGAACTACACGAAACCCAAGTTGAGGAAAAGCCTGTTCAACAAAGTAAAGCGCGAAGCAAAGGGCGGCGCAGCGGGTCAGTGGTCGGCAAGAAAAGCGCAAAGGCTCGCGCTACTGTATAAGAAAGCTGGTGGAGGCTATACTAACTAATGGCACTGGCACCTTCACAGAAATCTCTTAGGGCATGGACAAAACAGAAGTGGCGTACTAAATCTGGTAAGCCATCTACTCAAGGGCCAAAGGCTACTGGCGAGCGGTATCTCCCTTCCGCTGCAGTAGCCGCCTTGAGTGATTCAGAGTATCGGCGCACCACCAGAGCAAAGAGGGCAGCGATACGAAAAGGGAAGCAAGTTGCCAAGCAACCAAAAGATGTTGCTAAAAAAACAGCAAGGTACAGATGAGTTTCTTACACATTCTAAAGCCAGAAGAGAGGGATGTTCTTCGGCGTGTAGTTAAAAAAGTACACCTCGCCTACCATCCAGAAGAGTTCTGCACTGACTATGAAGCTGACAAGGTTATAGCTTCTATCGGGCCAGAGACTGTTGATCGTATGATTAAGTTTGGCAAGGAACACAAAGTTGACCAGCTTTAATTACAAACCTGATGGTCAAGTCTTAAAAGACTTTATGAAGGACGACACCTTCTTTCGTGGCATCCGTGGGCCTGTAGGCTCTGGCAAGTCTGTTGCTTGCTGTGTTGAAGTATTCCGCAGGGCTTTACAGCAAGAGCCAAACAAGGCTGGAGTGCGCCGCAGCCGCTGGGCAATCATTCGAAATACTAACCCGCAGCTAAGAACAACTACAATCAAGACTTGGCTTGACTGGTTCCCTGAGAATGAGTGGGGCAAGTTTACTTGGTCAGTACCTTACACGCATAATCTTAAGAAGGGGGATCTTGAGTTAGAGGTTATCTTTTTGGCACTTGATAGGCCGGAAGATGTCAAGAAACTTTTGTCTCTTGAACTTACTGGCATTTGGATTAACGAGGCTAGGGAAATACCCAAGTCAATCATTGATGCGTGTACTATGCGTGTAGGTCGTTTCCCCTCTATGCGAGAAGGTGGGCCTAGCTGGTCTGGCGTTATTGCAGATACCAACGCACCAGAGGAAGATCACTGGTGGCCTATTATGTCTGGTGAAGTGCCTATTCCAGATCACATCCCTCAAGAGCAAGCCAAGATGCTGGTCAAACCAGACAACTGGTCGTTCTATGTACAACCTCAGGGTATGCTTGAGGAGTATGACGAGAAGGGGGAGATCAAGGATTACAAGCCAAACAAGGATGCTGAGAACAGAAGAAATATGCTTGAAAGCTATTATCCGAATCTGATTCGTGGTAAAACTAAAAGCTGGATAGATGTGTATGTAATGAACAAGCTTGGCTCAATCCAAGAAGGCAAGCCTGTCTATCCTATGTTTGTTACTGAAACTCATGTTGCAAAGGAAGAAATTCCTATTGCTATTGGTGTACCGTTATATGTTGGTATTGACTTTGGCCTCACCCCTGCAGCAGTATTTGGACAGAAGGTTAGAGGTAGATGGCTCATACAATCAGAGATTGTCGCTATCGATATGGGCATTGTTAGGTTTGCGGAAGAGTTGCGTAGAGAAATAGCAACACGCTTTGGCAACCTAGAAGTTCATATCTATGGCGATCCGGCTGGCGACTTTAGAGCGCAGACCGATGAGTCCACTCCATTCCAGATTCTAAGAGGTGCTGGCCTTCGCGCTTTCCCTGCGCCAAGTAACTCTGTAGATCTAAGGCTTGAATCAGTTAATCAGTCTTTAATGAAAATGGTTGATGGTTTGCCAGCATTTATGATTGACAGACGTTGCCAGACATTAATTAAAGGCTTCCAAGGTGGATACCAGTACAGGCGCATACAGGTGTCTGGTGAAAGGTATGATGACAAGCCTGATAAAAATATGTATTCTCATATTCACGATGCATTGCAGTATCTAATGCTTGGTGCTGGTGAGGGAAGGCAGCTTATCTCTGGGCAGAAACAAGCAACTGCTTTTAATGCAAAGGTTGACTTTGATGTTTTTGCTAGACAAGCAAAGCCTAACAGAAGAAAATCTAGTCTATGGGCTAGATTGTGAGTTGAACAGTTTTTGTTTTTATGTTTAAGGATAATAAACAATAGGAGTTTATTATGTGTGTAGGCCCATTAGCCCCATCAGTCCCACCACCCGCAGGGGAAACACCTGAGGAAAAAGCAGCGCGAGAAGCTCAGATGGCTGAAGAGCAAAGAAGGCGTGTTGCAAGTAAGGCAGAACAACTTGAGATGGCTGCTGGCAAAGCTAAAAAAGGCACTGGTGCGCGGTCATTAATTGCTGGTTCTGGTGGCGGTGCTGGCTTTTTCCAAAAGAAAGTTCCATAATAATGATTGTACAAACAGACACTCTTGATGGAGTATACTCACCGACAGGTGTAGCTGCAGATTACCTTAAGAAGTATGAAAAGGCTAAGTCTGTTAGGGAAAACTTTGTTTCTTTATTTGAAGAGTGTTATGAGTACGCTCTACCGCAGAGGGAGTCTTTCTATGCTGAAGCAATTGGACAAAGACGTGACGATAAAATCTTTGATGAAACTGCTGTGGTTGGAGTGCAAGAGTTTGCCTCGCGTCTACAGTCTGGCCTTGTGCCGAACTTTGCTCGTTGGGCAGATTTTACTTCGGGTTCTGAGGTGCCTCCTGAGGAACGCGATGAGGTCAATAATCAACTTGATGAAGTCACTGATTACGTTTTTGAAGTTATTCAAAATTCCAACTTTGGTCAAGAAGTTCACGAATCCTTTCTCGATCTTGCGGTAGGTACTGGTGTCCTTCATGTATCTGAAGGCAATGCAATCAATCCTGTAAACTTCTCTGCAATACCATTGCCGCATGTAGTGCTTGATGCTGGCCCTGATGATCGCATCGATCATGTTTATCGTGAGCGTAGTATGCGTAACTCAGATATACCTAACGTGTATCCAAAGGGTAAGTTTTCTCCTAAGGTTATGGATTCTATTAAGCAGCGTCCAGATCAAAGAACAAAAGTTCTTGAGGTTGTGTGCAAAGACTATTCTTCTAAGAATGAAGAAGCGTATATGTTCTTTGCAATTGAGATGTATACTAAAGATATTATTTCTACAGAAACTTACAAAGGCGTTGGCTCTAATCCTTTTGTTTGCTTCCGCTGGTCAAAGTGTGCTGGTGAAATCTATGGTCGAGGCCCACTTATTAATGCGTTGAGCGCGATTAAAACAACTAACCTTACCATCGAACTGATTTTAGAAAATGCACAGATGGCTATCTCTGGCATCTACCAGATGGAAGATGATGGCGTAATTAATCCTGATACAATCAATCTTGTTCCAGGGACAGTCATTCCAAAAGCTGTTGGATCTAGCGGTCTTACACCTATTCAGTCTGCAGGATCGTTTGATGTTGCCAATCTTGTACTGTCTGACATGCGCTTAAATATTAAACGTGCGCTTTACAATGACATGTTGGGTAATCCTGATCGTACACCAGCATCTGCTACTGAGGTTGCAGAACGCATGGCAGATCTTTCACGCCGGATTGGTTCAGCCTTTGGTCGTTTGCAAGCAGAGCTTGTACAGCCTGTATTGCAGCGTGTAGTTTATATCCTAAAGAAGCAGGGACGCATTGATCTACCTACAATTAATGGCAGAGATGTAAAGGTTCGTTCTGTTTCCCCTCTTGCACAAGCGCAAGCAAATCAGGATATTACTTCTGTTGCTCGGTTCCTTGAGTTAGTACAGGGACGCTTTGGGCCTGAGATTACTAACATTCTAATCAACTCTGAAGAGACAGCCGTGTATCTAGCTAAGAAGTTTGGTGTACCTGATACTCTGATTCGTGATTTGAACGAGCGACAGCAACTGGTTGCAATGGCGCAACAGTATGCACAGCAACAGCAATTGACGAGTCAACAGGAGCAGCTTATTGGTGGACAGCAATAACTTTGTAGGTATTGACGGATTTCGCCGCAAGAAGAGTGAAGACGCTATCATAAGTAAGAATGTTGCAAGCCTCTTTTCCACTGACACTGGAAGAGAGGTATTGCGCTACCTACGATCTATTACTATAGAATCAGTGAATGGTGCAGCAGTTTCAAATGATGAACTGCGGCATGTTGAAGGTCAGCGATATATCGTTGGCCTCATTGAGGGTCGTATTAATAATGGACATAAGGTGAAAGTAAATGAGTGAAGAGGGTCAAGTAGCAGAGTCTGGTGAGGCTCAAGTAGAGGATTCTGGTATTGTAACTGAAGGCGGTGATCCGCTTTTACAAACAGAAGAACAGTCACGCCCTGAGTGGCTACCAGAAAAGTTTAAGTCTGCAGAAGATCTAGCCGCTGCTTATTCTTCTCTTGAAGGTAAGCTTGGTCAGAAAGAACAAGAACTTAAAGATTCTTTCTTAAAAGAAATAGAAGAGCAAGCCTTTCAAAACAGGCCAGCGGATAAGGGTGACTATCAATTGCCAGAAGGCATTGATGAAACTCTTGCTGCAGATAATGAATTGCTTGGCTGGTGGGCAGATCATGCATTTGAGAATGGCTTCTCTCAGGAAGAGTTTAGCGAAGGCATTAGCATGTATATTAATGCAATCAATGCTAATGTTCCTGACTATGATGCTGAGTTGCAGAAGCTAGGGGATAATGCTTCTGCTAGAACTGAAGCTATTAGTTTGTTTGCTAATCAATTCTTTCCAGAGAAAGTAATGCCAGCTATTGAGCGCATGTGTGAGACAGCCGATGGTGTTATGGCTCTTGAGCATATTATGGAAAACATAAGGGAAGGTGGCCCTTCTGGAAACAGCATCCCTGCTGCACAAACAAACGAAAGTGAATTAAAGCAGATGATGCTTGATCCAAGATATCACGATCCAGTAAGGCGTGATCCTGTCTTTATCAAGCAAGTGGAAGAGGGATTCAAAAGACTATATGGCTAATGAGTACGCAAGGGTTGGTAACATTTACCTTACCGACTCAACACTCTCACATGCCAAGCATGTAGCAGAAAAAATGCGTCCTCACGATATTCGTGAGTGCGCGATCCATATGCTATCTCCAATAGAAGCATTAACCATCCCCTTAGAAACAGAAGGGGCTAACAACTACACTGTAATGCATAACGACACACCCATTGGTATGTGCGGAACAGTAGGTAATGAAGAGAACCAAGCTAGAGTTTGGCTTCTTGGCACAACGGATATAGATAAAAATTATTTTAACTTTGCTAAAAGCAGTAGAGTTGGAGTTGAGTTCCTTCAAGGAACTTACGATCTTATTGAAAACTATGTACCAATTGACCATCACCACACAATAATGTGGCTGGCATGGTCTGGTTTTGTCATCCTAGATGAAAGACTGATCCTTAACGGATATGAGTTGTTACATTTTGTGCGTTGCAATTCAGTGCAATCTAGTGTTTATAATACGTCTAATCGGCCTGTAATACACTGAGCGACCCGCTAGGACAATCGCGTTGAGGATGTTGAACAGATAACCGCGACAATAGTAACTCTCTTTGATAAGGAAAGCTTAAAATGGCTAATACAATTGACCAAGCCTTTATTAAGCAGTTCGAGTCCGAAGTTCATATGGCTTATCAGCGTATGGGTTCCAAGTTGCGGAACACTGTTCGTTCAGTAAGCAATGTGAGTGGTAACACTGTACGTTTCCAGAAAATCGGAACTGGCTCTGCTTCAACAAAATCTCGTAACGGTAATGTTACACCAATGGAACTGGCTCACACCAATGTCGAAACAACAATGGCTGACTTCTATGCAGCCGAGTACATCGACAAGCTGGATGAGTTGAAGACCAACATCGATGAGCGTCAAGCTGTCGCTAAGTCTGCTGCTGCAGCACTTGGTCGTAAGACTGACGACATTCTTTACACAGCAATGGACGCTGGTGCTAACGCAACTCAGCTTGGTTCTGCTGGTTCCGCTGTTGGCAAGACTCAGCTTCTGTCTGTGTTTGAGACATTTGGTTCTGCCGATGTTCCTGAGGATGGGGGTCGTTACATTGCGATGCATCCAAAAGGTTATGCTGATCTGTTTGCAATCAACGAGTTTGCTTCTAGCGACTTTGTTGGTGAGCAAAACCTCCCATTTGCGGGCGGCATGACAATGAAAGAGTTCTTGGGCTTCAAGATCTTTTCAACTTCTGCTGTAACTGCTGGCAAGAACATGGCCTACCACACTTCTGCTGTAGGTCTTGGTATTGGCGCAGATGTTACAACTGAGTTGAACTATGTAGCCGAGAAAGTCTCTCACCTTGCAACCTCAATGATGTCTATGGGTGCTGTTGTTATTGACGACAACGGTGTCTATGAACTTCTTGATAACAACTAGGAGACTGAATAATGGCTTTTGAAGCAGAAAACCTAGTTCGTATTGGTGGCGGTTCAGGTCGTGCGTTGTGGTATTACACAACCACTGAGGCACAAACTGCTATTCGGGTAGAAGATTATTTTCTTCCTGCAATCAACATGATTAACAAGAACGATGTAATCATCTGTGTAACAGCAACAGGTGGAACACCAGTAGTCTCTCATGCATATTGCAATGAGAACGATGGTACTACAATCGACATTGTTAACGGTGTTGCTATTACCAATACTGATGGCGACTAATAGGGGGAGGGGGCTTCGGCCCCCTCAACTTTCATGGCAGTAACCAGCATTGCATCCAACTCACCAATTGATATTTGTGCCAAGGCATTAATTCTTATTGGTGCAGACCCGATTACTTCATTTAATGAAGGTACTACAGAGGCTCTTGTCTCTGTAAATATGTATGAGGATGTTGCAAGAGCATCTCTTGTCAACACACGCTGGCGGTTTGCCACAAATCAGGCTGTGCTTAACAGGCTTACAGCCGCGCCTACAGGTAGGTACAATTATGCCTATCAGCTACCTACAGACAATTTGATGGTACACGCTATTACAGTTACAGACTTGCCAATTGAATATCAAATTTATGGCGACAAAGTGTACGCAGATACATCTACATCTGATGTAGTTATTGCAGACTATTCATTTAGGGCTGGTGAAGAGAACTGGCCTTCATATTTTGTTATTGCTGTTGAATATGCACTAGCAACAATCTTTGCTTCATCTATTGCAAGGGATGCAAACCTTGCAAACATTATGGAAAACCAAGCGCAACGTGCTATGGCAAAAGCTAGAAACCTAGATGCACAACAGCAGACAACAAGAAAGCTTACTACTTCGAGGTTCATTTCTGAAAGGCGCAGCTAATGCCAACTAAGATCCGTGTGCCTCTTACTAACTTTCAGTTTGGTGAACTAAGCCCATCTATGCTCTCAAGAACAGACTTGAGCGTGTATAACAATGCGGCAAAGAAGATAACCAATCTCCTGATTAAATCAGAAGGCGGTCTAAAGAAACGCTTTGGGTCTCAGAAGATCTATGAGTTTGACACAACCATAGACACAAGCAAGACGCAACAAATTAGGATTGAGCCGTTTATCTTTTCAGATGATGAAAGATACATTGTGTCTTTCGAGCATCAGAAGATCCGTGTGTTTATTATTGATCCAAGCACAGGCGTTGTATCTCTGACTGCTACAATCACTCAAGACACAGATGCTGTTACCTTGCCAATTACTGACAGCATCCTACAAGAGATTAGCTTTGTTCAAGCTGGCGATGTTATGTTTATCGCTCACAGTTCTTTTGCTTTCTTACTGTTAACAAGAACAAGCTTAACTACATTTGAAGTGCGTCCATATGTATTTGATGTGGATGCTAATGACGATATTATTTATCAGCCCTACTATCCATTCCAGCCACTTGGCATGACTCTTGATGTAGACAAGACAACAGGAACTGGTGCAATTCTGACAACCAGTGCTGATTACTTTACGTCAGATCACGTTGGAAAGGTTATTAGGTATCAAGGTAATGAGATTGAAATCACTGCTTACACCAATGCAACAACAGCAGTTGGAACAATTAAAGACAAGCTTGAGGTTCATCTGGACTTCAATGCTTTTAAAACTACAGAAGGTATTGCTGATGTTGAAGTAACACAGGTTGCTCATGGATTAAACATCGGTGATGCTATTGTTGTCGATCATGCTGGTACTGTTGGTGGCATTAGCAAGAACCAATTGAATG